CATAGCAGATAACATATTCATATGTGTTGCATATGGATCAGATGTTTGTGTATAATTAAATAATTTAGTGATTCTCATTCAATCTCCGTTATGCATTGCTAATTCCTGGCAATGCTGTTCTTTTATAAAAATCTCGTTCTTCATTAATTGCATTGCTATCTTCATACCATGGCAAGTGCTCCATAACATATGGAAAATCAAGCCTTATGTGTGTCGCTGATGGCCAAATTCCCCATCCTGGATTATATAAAGCAAAAGTTGTATCTATAAGAGCAAAGTAAGAATCATTATCAGCAGTTTTTCTAGTCCAATAATTTACTTCACTGTCCAACATTAATTGTTTTCTATGATAATGATCTGGAAGATTATCTATTCGTAATCCAGGGCCAACTTTTGCAGGAGCATATCTATCAGCAACTTCGTGCATTTTTCTTACCAAATCTGCTGGACAATTTGCATCTGGAACAACATCAGGATCAGTTACTATAAATCTTGTATTTTGAACTATATTAAGTTTCCAAAATGCATCATGGCCAAGATTGGAAGTTCTATTGATAATATTCAATCCTGATGTTTTGTAATAACAAAGCAATGGTTCCCATGTTGATGCATTATCAATCACAGCAATATTTGTCATACCTGCGTCCCAAAGCCAATTAACCAATTTTCTAAATCCTCTTTCCAGATTATTAAAATTAGTTATATAAATCGGGGTTGATTTCCAATCTTCCATTATTCTTTTTCATCCTCTGAAAATGAATAACTAAAATCAAAATCTAATTCTTCAACTTTAAATTCATTCAACGTAATATAAAATTTTGGATATGTCTTTGGAACTTCTCCTGTATATTTTTTGGCCACAGAAACATGAGGAATATATTCATCATAATCTGATTCTGCTCCTAATTCTATAGATTGGGAATAAATTCCAATTAATTTATCTTTTTCCAATTTTAGCACCAACAAATCACCAAAAACTTCCCAACCAATAGCTTTTACTTTTATTGGCAATTTTGGTTTTATATCATAAATTTCTGGAACAGCTTTTCGAGAATAAGTAACTGTAACATGATATTCATCTAGATCGACCAAATTTTCTATTTTATTGGTTTCCAACCAATCATGCAATTTTTTTCTACTTTCACTATTCAACTGGAAAGAAGAGTATGTTCCTTTCTTTTTTTCTGCTGCTTCCATTATTTTATAAAAATCACTAAACGATTTCATTTTTAATAAATTCCTTTGTAAAAGTATTTAAGTCCAAATCTAACATTTTCAATAAAACAGCATATTGTTGTTCGACTATATATAATAGAGAAGACTTTTGATTTTTATTATGATCACAATAATATGGGCAAGGCATTTTTGCCAATCCCAATACTATTGATCCAGACCATATAGTATTATAATCTATTTCAAATTTATAAAATTCTATTTTTACTTGATTAAATCTAAAAAATCCATCTGCTGTTAGATGCATTCCTTTTCCTTTAATCCACCAACTTAAATTATCTAAAATAGGAAGTTCCATTTTATAAATATCACGATAGTCTTGATATATTTTTACTTCCCATTGTAGTTTTGTTAGCATCAATTATTTATTCTGGATATGAAGCACTCAATAATTGCGAAAAATAATTTGCTTGATCGCTAATTTTGGTTAGTTCGTATTTTCCGCAAAACTTTAGAAAAAATATTCCAATACTCGAACGATTCTTTGGAACGCACGCATCAGCAATAGTCTCAAATATTAATTCTTTAATATGATCTGGTTGCATAGTAAGATTAACCAATCCAACATTCCTATTATAATCATCCAAAACTTTGTGTTCAATTCCATTATGATCTAGCCATCTCGTCATCATCATTGAGGACCATGCAAATCCTTGTTTATATCTATCTTCAAATGCTTCTCGCAAACCAACTTTTGTTTTGCTTCCTTTTTCTCGAATTCCTGGAAAACTACTGAATATGTTATCAGTAGTACACCCACGAACTGCTTTCTCAAATACTGACCATTCTGGGTCTGGGGGAACTTTTGGAAGATTGGTCTTTTTATCTTTAACTACATTTCCTTTATAATCAAACACTCCTTGAGTTGTTATTGTTTGGTCTGCAATTCCGTTATACATAATTACATTGGGTGCAAGCAATTGTTCAAAATCTTTATCGCTGCTTACAATAATATGATAGTCATTTGGGTGTGCCTGAATGAAACCTGAAAAATTATCGTCTGTTTCCAAAATAGGATTATATAATACTGTGCAGTTGGTTTTTTCTGTAATAAATTTCTGAAAAATATCAAAAGCATCAAAAAACAATTGATCTAATTCTTGCTCTTTTGGAGTACATTTTTTTTTAGCTTCTGCTCTATTTCTTTTATATGGGGGATATACACTTTTTCTCCAACTGTTGCCATCAAATGAGAACACTAAATGTGTACCAGATCGAACCCGCCAAATTTTACCAATACTCGCAAATAGCATATGTAAAGACATGCCAACTATTTCTTCTGGCGTACCTTTAATCATATGTTTTACCCGATGCAAGAGATGATTACTATCGATCAATAAAAATTTATTCATAAACTATGATCCTTTATCCTTGTCAAGAAATTAAGTCCAATTTTGCTCACAATACAAAGCAATACATCATTTAATATCACACCTGAAAGTATTAGAACCAGCATGAATAAAATGATGTTCATGCACTTTGCACCCAAATCTTATATAAGAATAATATTTCTTAATGTATTCATTGCATCTCCCATTTCGTAAATTCTGGATTTGCTCTTGTGAAATTTTCTATAAAATCTGCAAGATGTTGTATTCCTTCGTGCTCTTCATCTTTATCACTCTTGCTGTTCCAATAAGAAGCATCATGCGGGCAAGCTCCAGCATGAAAAATTTCATGCCATAATGTATTTCTCAAATCCCTATGACCCAAAGTATATGAATATATTATTTGAAAATTTTCACAATCTGTAGCTGCTACTGCTTTTCTATCTTTTAGATGATCGAAAAATCCTTGACCTAAATCATCTACGTTCCATATATACCATTGTTTTCCATTTATGCTTACAATTGTTGGATTATCTGGCAATAAATCAGTTTTTTTATTTGGAATAATTCCCACATAAAATTGTATGAAAATTCCCAATGCTAAGAATAACATTATTGACATAACAATAATAATTATTTTCATTATTTCCTTTATGAATGTTCAGTTCTGCCATCTTCTAATTGCTTTCTTTTGATAATTTTTCTTTTATCTGGGTCAGCAGTTTCTTGCTCATATTCTTCAGTAATAACTGATCTACAAATATCATTAAACCATTGTTCTACTATTGCATGATCGTTTCTTCCCCTATATCCAGCTTTTACTAATTTGGCCAGAAATACATCATTCCAATCTAAATCAAATGCGCCATCCGATAAATTATTAGGATCGATATTAAATCCAATTATATCAACCCATGGCTCATGATTTAGTGTCGCAGTTTCTTTCGCTGATTTTTGTTCTTTTCTAGATTTTCTTCTTTCAAAAAATTTCTTTATAAAATTCATTTATTCCTCCATATCCAATACATCAATATAAGCTCTTTCTTCGCCTTCTTCAAATAAATTAAATTCTTTTGATTTTTTCTCATATGGATTAGATTTTGATTTTAATTCACTTTCTGGCCATTCAGCTTGCATATAAAACACATAGCCTTGTGTTTTTGGGGGCATCTTGTTCCATTCTTCAAGAGTCACTAATTTAATTTCGTCCATATTTCTATTATTTCCCCTTAGTTATTAAATTATATCCATCATCTTTTATTGTGTTCTCATTACAATGTTTGCATTAATCAAAATCCCCACTTGTTATTCCACAAAGAACATTGTAATCTTGGTGAATATCTATAACCATTTTCAATTGCCATTTCTGCTACTTTTGTAGCATTATGAGAATTATTTACATTATTTGATCCTTCTGCCATCAAATATATAGATCCTTTGAATCCAGCATCTCTATATTCTTTTTCTGCTTGTTTTACATCATTCAAATCTTCATCATTAGAAACCACAAATTTCAAATAAACTTTACTTCCTGGAATAGTTGTATAATCCATCACTACTTCTGGTAAAATAGATGATTCCCAAGTTTCTCCAGAACAAGGCAATTTTGCACTAACTGAAAATAATGTATTTAAATGATGAAAATTATAGCAATCACATAATCCTCTTCTTAATTCACTGGAAATTTTCTTTGTTCCGTTAGTTTCAAAAGTAAGATCAGTGAGATTCATATTTCTATTATAAATTTCTTTTAATAACTCTGGATACTGCTTTTGCCATCCAAGTAAGGGTTCTCCGCCAGTTAAAATCAAATGGCAATCCTGATTGAATTTTCCATCTCTAAGCAAATTTTGAATTCTATCAACTATTTGTTCTATGGTTTGTTCTGGACTTAAATCTTTAAAACGAGGGTCCCAAGAACTGTAAGAATCGCATCCAAAATTTAATATTGGTAATTGCTTAAAATCAGTATATTTGGTTGGATCAACTTGAAATCTTTCTGTGCTTTTTTCTCCCAGTGGCATATTAAATCCAGCACAAGTTTTGTTGCACCCAAAAACACGAACGAATACACTAGGAGTTCCACTATATCCTTCGCCTTGAATTGTTCCACCTTTTTTATTACCACCAAAAATTTCTGCTATTTTAATTGCCATCATATTCCTTATGTCTATCTTCTATATCTTTAAAATACTTGCCATCATAGTCATTGAATAATTCTTTTAATTTATCATATCCAACGTCAACTATAATTTCTTTTTTCTTTTTATGTGTCCAACACCAAGTAAATACTGGATCATGAATATAAATATGGAATAAATCACCAACTGTTCCATAATATTCTTTAATCGTGAAAACTTGGCCTTGCTCTACTATTCTTCCATATTTGGGAAGAGGAATACACATCAATAAATCGCATATTCTTCCAAGAATTTCATCACTGAACCATACAACCAATGCTAACCACCATGGTCGATCAATTAAATAAATCGATCCTGAACGATATTTAAAGTAACAATTACCACCAAAATGCCAACTTGTCATATTAATCCTTTAGTTGCTTCCATCCCAGCTTTAATAAATCAGTTCTAATTTCATCAGTAACCACTTCTTCATTAACAAACTTTGGATATCGTAATTTAATAATGTCGTCAGAACCCATTCCAGAACAATAATAATTTATATAAGTTTCGCCGCAATCTCTCAATTCAGCAACCACTGATCCTGAACCTCTCCATGAAGTTGACCAATATTCACCAACTAATATAGACTCAATATCCAATGGTTGCCATTTGCATATTAATGCAGCATATAAATTTTGAGCATAATTATCATCTTTAATTTTCTCTTTTATATATGCACTATTTTTCAGATCGTTTTTTAGATTAAATTTTTCATTCAACATAATTTATCCTAAATCATCATTGCAATTTTTACAACGCATATCTGGTTCAAAATTGCTAGTAAACAAAATAACTCCACACGAATGCCCTTTTAAACGACACCAAAATGCAGTCCATAAACTTACTCCTTTGGCTGGTTTAGAAAACAAATAATACAAAGTATGATACATAACTATATTTTCTCCAATTAAAAGGGAATGTGTTACTCATTCCCTTTTATTTAGGACATCACGATTTAATGTGATTGCCTCCACCAGATAGTCTTTGCTATCAGTCAAGCATTTATTTAGAATTAAAAAATGCCATAAATTCTGCTTTAGCGCTAGGGTTCTCTTTAAATACTCCACCCAGTCTAGAAGTAATGGTACTACTATTTTGGTCACGAATACCGCGATTGCGAACACATGAATGCTCTGCATTTATTGCTACAGCAATATTGTCTGTTTCTAAAATGTAGTTAAGAGCATAAAATATTTGTTCTGTTAATCTCTCTTGAATTTGTGGTCTTCTAGAAAAGAAATCAACAATTCTAGGAAATTTACTCAATCCCAAAATCTTATTATGTGGTATATAAGCAATGGTTGCATATCCATCAAAATTTTGGAAATGATGTTCACAAACTGAATGAACTGTTATATCTTTTACTGTTACCATTTCGTCATATAGCATCCTATTTTCGACAGTTGTACATTTTGGAAAATTATTATAGTCCAATCCCCACATTGTTTCATACACTAACATTTTAGCAAATCTTCTGGGAGTTTCTTTCAAACTATCATCAGATAAATCTAAGTTCAACATCTTCATTATATTACGAAAATTTATTTCTATTGATTCAATTTTTTGATAATCACTATTAAAAATAGAAGAATCTGACGTAGGAGTTTCCACACCTTTTTCTTGCAGAATTTTTTTAATAATCATTCCCAACAATGGATCAGCTTTTCCTTCGCTCATTATTATTTTTCCTTATATCTAATATTATCAAAGAAACTTATCAAAGTCAAGCATAAATAATGCCAGCCACGATGCGAGAACATCTACTGACTCTAACGTTCGATAGGAGAACATCAGCATATGTTTATTTATACAACGGAATATTTCATAGAAAGAGCCAATAAAATTCCAATATTAATCATTTCTTATTGTAATAAAAATAAAATAGAAAAACGTATTAAGAAATTTTTTAATAAAATATCTTATTAAAAGTAGTTTGTGAATTTTTAGATTTTAATCCGCACTTCCCACGACCACGAAAGCACATCCAATATCGATCATAATCATCTATTAATTTCATAGCTTCATCATAATGACTTGTTTGAAAAATACTGTCTATGATATCACTACAAAATAATTTATCATAATAAAGAATGGACCCATTTTTTTTATTACTGGTTAAAGTAGTCATTACTGCTGGAAAAATACCACTATCATATTTTTTATTTGCACAATGTATAGTTTCAATATGCTCCCAAACATTGTGTGCTTGAATTAAAGCATATGAAAATGAGTCCCAACTATTTTTAGATACTTTTCCTGATTTATTTAGTGATTTTGGTCCGTGAAAACACACATCACTAATTTTAAGTCTTGCACTAATTGGGCTATCTTCAAACTTAGAATAATAACCATCTTGTTCTCCAACCTCTTTTAATGATCGATAGTCAGTTGAATATTTTTTACCTTCGATTCCTTTAGCAACTGAAAAAGTCCAATGATCTTTATCTTTACCTATAGTATCATAATATATTCCGCCAAATCCAGCCGTTAAAAACGGCGTGGCACAATCATAACTAATTGTTAATTTGGGATTGTGATATTTTCTAATTGATCTTTGAATATCTGACAGCAACAAAGACCATTCTAAATCAGAATTTCCAAGAAAATGCACCCAATCATGAACTCCAGGTTCTAATAATCCATCAAATCGGCAATCAACCAATCTTTTCAATGCCAAATGCGGTTCCCAAGCATTTTGACTTGCGAACGACCAACCATCAAAATGATTGCTATATTGTTTTGGATCGCAAAATTTCTTCATAATACCATACCAATTATCAGATTCAGTATGATTACTTCCTTGAAGAACATTAAGTAGTTTGCATTCTCCAGTCCTATTTTTTATAAAATACTCATTATTAATCAAAGTTGCAACAGTTGCATCATTAATAGAATTAATTCCTGTTGCTTTTCTGCTTTTTTCTGAAGAGCAAGTCCATGAAGGAATATCTAAAATAATACCATAATCTGCATAAGCTTCCATCCAAGATAAAACTTTCTCTCTCTTTTCTTTAGCTTTGGGGCAGTTTATGTCCTTCCAATCTGCTTCCCAACTACCCTTTGCTATTTGGAATCCACCAGAATCTGCCAGAACAAAACTCTGTTTTTTATCTCTATCTCGCAACATTAATTCTTTAGAATCATATTTATTAATATCTAAATTTGCATTACCAGCACTAAAAAGATTTGGTTTATAATAAAAATATCCTAAATTCTTATTAGTCCAATTAAGACCTTCAATGCCATTTTCAAAATTAATAGGAATTCTTGCTGGATCGACAAAGTGCTTTTGCATAGCTCTTTGTCGTCCAACAAATGCACTGAAATAATTACTCACTGATGGAAGATATGCTGCCCATTTACTCAATCCATTTGAATCAAGTTGTTCTTGCCACATATCATGCTGCGGTAATTTTTCCTGATTCAAAATATTCTCCTAGTTACTATCTTTTGGATCCCAATACAAGTAGTTCCATAGTTACCTCATTTACTTGCAAGATGCAAGAATTGTGTATTGATGGACTGCCAAACCGCTCGTTACTGTAATTTGCATTGCACCAGCATCTGAAATCTTCATAACTTTGTCGCCAGTGAGATTCAAAATCCCTTGAACGTGAGAAAGTGGCCAATCTCGGGGAGTATTTAGTTTTCCAGGAATACCAGAAGAAAATACAAATTCGCCAGTATGAGTACTATGATCGCCAATTGAAAAATACAAATTATTCTTGTCAACCTTAGCATTAAATGTCCCTTCTGTAGCACCTGCTGCTTGCGACTGAAATTTTAATTTCTGAATAGCATTCTGCGTCGGAACAAAAGAAACATCCCAATTGATATTCTTTCTAATTTTTGTGGGAATTTGAGTTTCAATTACTTCTTTGCTCATAAATCGATAGTCATTTCTGAAATCTCGATTAGCATTTTGAAATGAAATTCCAACTGGAACATCATTTGTTTTAGTTATCTGAATAAATGCATTTGATTTATATTCAGGAATGGATAGAATTGTGTTCAATCTACCAAGGTCATGCAACCCAAAAACACCTTCCAATTCAGAAACTGGTTTAATAAATTGTGAATTCAAAACCACTGATTGATCAGCAGCAATGCTATTTAATTCAGTTGTTGTATCAGTCCCTGTAACTTTAACTAGTTCGAGAAAACCCAAACCATTTGTATATTCCAATATTTCTTTTAATGCATCAATCATAATTTTTCCTTTATTATTTATATAAATTCTATGTTTTAATTATATGTTTATTTGGCAGAAATGTCAATGAAATTATGAAAAGTAGTGTGTTGCTGAGTTGCTTTTTTAATTCTTTCCCAACTTGGTAGTTTTCCAAGAAGATTTTCTATTTTTTTATCAACCACTGAAGCTAACGCAGAATCAGAATCAATAGGAAGTTTAGTAAACCAATCAGGCAAATGAGCTTCATCAATGGGATATGCTACAGAAGTCATCCCCAAAATATTATTTTTAAGCTGAACTACCACACATTTCATTCCATCTGTTATGCGAGTATGGATATTATCATTATTCATTTCCCGTAAATTATTCCAATTTATCGCTGCTCTTGCATGACCTGGGACTCTGCTTCCTTTTCCTGATTTAACTTGAGCAGTATACATCGTCAAATTATTGACTCTCTTTGGTGTACCTTGTTCCCATAATGGCAAATTCTTAAATTTGTTTCTAAAATTATTAATTTTTTGAATTAGTATTTCTTCACTGCCATCTTTCAGCAAATCTAAAAGAATTTCAGTAAGAAATTTTTGGCAAATCTCTGGAGTATCGCTACGTCTTAAATCCAATCCCATTGCTTTTAGTTTAAGATGGTCATCATCATACCAGTTTCCATCTTTAAACATATTTAAAATTGCATAACGTTTTTTTGTCATATAAATTCCGCGATAACCAACAGATTCACATACTGCTTTAATTAAAGACCCATATTTTTCTGGACAATTAAATGCTTTCTCCATAAATGATTGGAATGATTCATTTACTTTATCTCCAATTGCCAAATAAAGTTGCACTGCTATTTCTTTATTCCACTCTGTATGGCCAGCAGCAACTAATGGTTTCATTATTGGCCATGCTGAAAAATTGCTTGAATCAGTATCAGCGTAGCATATTGCATCACCTTTATAATTATACTCTCCAGTTATACATTCATTAATAAAAGAATTCATATGTTTACAAATTGTTCTACCAGATAACGTAATACTTTGTCCAACCCTATTATCACTAAATCTAGATGCTGGGTTAGATATTGCCCCATATCCAGAATTAAGTTGAATTTTTTTTACATGTTGCAATCTATCATAATATATTTTTTCGCTTGGAACGATTGACTCTGCTTTAATTTTTTGATATTCTTTTCTAATTTTATACCAGTGAGCGAAAAGACCTGGAACTATAGCATCTCTTTCATATGTAAAAATTGTACCATTTGCGCTTAACATCCATTTTTGATCACTATTGAAAATCAAATCATAACATTGTTTTGCTGTTATAGTATCGCTTTTTCCTGAATCTTCCCAATCAATAGTAATATCTATTCCTGATTTTTGGTCCATTACTGCTTGATATTCCAGAGAACTAAATTGTTCTTCCCAAGCATGAGCATAGGTCATATTTGAAACTTTCTTAAATTTATCTTGAATATAATTATCTGTTATAACTGGACGTAACTGGCCAACAATGGTTTCAATTCCCATATTCATTGCCCGCAATGCAGAGGGATACAGACTATTAATATCAATTACCCCAATCCATTCGTGCATTCCAACTTTAGGATCAGCTACATAAGCCCCAACAATTCCACGATCTTCACTTGAACCAATATATTTCCCTTTATTTGGAACAACCAATCCTAATTCATGAGCCCTATTAACAACTGCTTGATCAAAAGTCGCAACAGTCCCCAAACAAGTTGGCAATAAAGTTGTTGTGTCATGCGCCACTTCATTTAATAATAAAATGAATTTTAATTTTTCTTCTAATTCTGATAAAAGAATTACATCTTGCCTATTATATTCGATAAATTTTTCAAAATCATTATTATATAATGAATCCAACGAACCAGAATAAACAGTTTTACTTTTTCCTAATTCATATTCAGCAATGGCATTTAAACTATAACTGTGGCGCTCTTCATATGTATATTTTCTATATAAATCCAAAAGATCAATATGAACTCTTCCAACTAACTCATACGTGTTAATTTCTTTTCCATATTTTTCTACTTTTGATGCTTTGGGTTTTTCATTCCAAAAACAAAATCTTCTCGTATCGTTGATGCTCATAATTCTGGCAACTCGATTAATCAAATACGGTAAGTCAAATCCTTCAGAATTCCAACCACTCAAAATATCAGCATCTTGAATTAAATCCAATGTTGTGTTGAGCATTTCAATTTCAGATTCAAAAACAAAAGTATTTTCAAATTTCTCAGCTATTTTTTGTGCTTTTTCAAATGAAATTGTTTTAGGTGGAACTGCCAATGTAACTAATTGATTTAACCATTCTAATTTCAAAGTAATTGATGTTATTATATTAAAAGGATCTTCAATTGGAGCATAACCGCTTTTTTCTTGATCAAAATCGCATTCAATATCAATAAAGCAAATATTTAAATCTGGCGCTGGTTTGCTTTTATAATTAGAAGAAAGACATTTAAAAACTAAATTTAGATCGCTCTCCCAAAGTTTTTTTCCTTTTAAAATAGCAAGTTCTTTATAAAATTCACTACTAGATTTCGGAATTATCTTAGTTACAGGAGTATTATAAATTGTTTTGTGATTTCCATTTGGATCATCTATATAAAAAGAATAATCCACAGGATATGTATTAAATATCCTTTTTCCATTAACTCTCTCCGCAACATCTATGCAATTAGTTTTTTTGTTTTGTATTGCTGATATATATGACATAGTAAAATTATACCTTATATTTTATTTAAAGTAAAGATAAATAAATTATTAAAATTTTAAAGTTAGAATAAATTCGTCGAGTATTTTATTAATAGTCTTTTGCTTCCAATAAGGAATACATAACAAAGGAATTTTATTATTAAAACAAAAATCAAATTTTATTTGATCATTTCTTTGTTGATTTTTAAATGTTATTTCTCCACCAAACAATTCTATAGATTTGTAATGCTGGCCACCTTGAAATTCTATAAGTGCTATTAATTTGTTATCTTTATTTCTTAAACCAAAATCAAATGGTAAACTTTTTATATTCTTGCAATCATTAAATTTTATTTGCGAATTAAAGCTAATATTATTAGTCTTTAAATAATTTCTAATCAATAATTCCCCATTAGATAATTTACAATTTTGGCACCCATTTCCAGATAAATGACTGCCAATTGTTTGAACAAAGACTCCATGATCAGGACATATTATTTTAACTTTTTGACTGAATTTTTTATATTCATTGATTAAATTATACTGATATCTGAAATTATGTACTATATTTGCTCTATTGATAATATCAACTATATTCCCTCTCAATTTATCACTAGTAGATTCTCTCCCACACTCTAAGCAATTTTCTCCAGCTAAATGATTATTAGGAGTTTGCCAGAAACTTCCATGAGTTTTACAAATAATTTCTATATTAGCTTTATCACCGAGATATATAGATTTTGAATAATCATATCTAAAATTGTGAATTTTATTTGCATATTTAATAAATTGTTCTAGTGTTTTTAGCCGTAAAATTCCACCAAGTTTATTAGAACATTGAATACAACCATGGCCATGTTTATGACTATCAGCAGTAATCCAAAATTCTCCATGAATGAGGCATATTATACATACTTTATTTCTAATAATAGAATATGTTTCTGTAACTTTAGAATAATCATATTTATTGTTATATAAAGAATTACAAAAAGTAATAAATTCGTCTACTGATTTTCTGGGACGATTATTTTTAGAACATTCAAAACAGTCATGACCTTTCATATGATTTGCTGGATTAACCAATAAATCTCCGTGAATTGGGCAAATAACGCATATATTAGTATTATTATTAATATATACTGATTTTTGATAACCAAATTTACTATTATGAGCAATATTTGATTTTTTTATAAAGATCGCTGTGGTATTTGCCCGCATTATTAAGTTTCCGTATTATTTGCGTCCAATAGCTGTAAGAATAGCTTCCAAATCTTTTAAATCTTCTTCGTGATCTTTAAAATTACCTTTATGAGCCACTGTAATAGCAGTCTTTAACAGCTTCGCTGGAATCTGAAGTTCCTCTGAAATGGCTTTAACTGTTTCATTCATGCCTTCATTTAATGATTCCACTTCCTCTTTTACTTTAACTCCTTCATATACCAAATCTTTCAATCTTTGAATTTCTGCTGGTCCTAATGCTTGTGTCAATGCCATATTAATGCTCCTTTGTTTATAATTAATTGTATCATGAGTCGTGTTTAATAGCAATAATATTTATTAAAGCAATAAATACTTATATGCTTATAAATGAATTCTACAAACCGAAAATATCTAAGAGCGCAACTTATGCTATAACGAATCATCTTTTCAATAATCCTCTTAATATTCCATATTTAAAAAATCAACTTGAAAAATTTGGTTGGAAATTGGAAGGATCCGGTGTTTATAGTTCGGTTTGGAGTAATCCCAAAAAATCATATATCCTTAAAATAAATAAAATACCAGATCCTGGATTTGATCATTATGTTTCTGTTATTAAAGGAAGTAGAAATCCACATTTTCCAAAAATTAGTGATAGAAGACAAATATTTATTACAGGAAGAAGTTATTATGCATATTTAATTGAAAAATTAGAGGAATTTCCAAATAGAGCTACTGCTGAAGATTATGCATCTATGTTCAATTTTGTAATTAATCTTAATATGGAAGAAAAACCTTTAGAATCACTAATTGAAGAGTATGGAGCAATTCCTGAAATATTCAAAAAACAACCAAAATTAATTAAAGCATTGCGTATAGTTAGCTATGAATCTAAACCATTTTTTAGGATTGATTTGCATGACGAAAATTTTATGCAAAGAAAAGATGGAACAATTGTAATAACTGATCCATACATTGGGGGTTATAATGAAACTAGACGAATATTCAAAAACGAGAATACCAGCCAAATTTTCTAAAATTGTGTTTGATCGCAGTACTGATAAATATACC